ATGCAAGAAAATACAAATTTCGTTGGTAAAGACGGGTTTACCTGGTGGATTGGTGCGGTTGAAAACCGAGTTGATCCACTAGCAATAGGAAGATGCCAAGTGAGAATTTTTGGGTGGCACAATACAGACACTACAAAACTTCCAACTCAAGATTTACCTTGGGCACACCCAATGTATCCGATTAATGCGTCCAAAAGCTTTTCTGCACCAAAAATTGGTACTTGGATATTTGGATTCTTTTTGGATGGAGAAAACGCACAACAACCAGTAATGATTGGTGTGTTACCTGGAATAAAAATAAAATGAGTAAACAATTACAACAATTACACACTTTGACAGCAAAAGCAACCATAGCACATAAAATGTATTCTGCTGGGTTAATAACAAAAGAAGATTTTAAAAAACAATTAACTGATCTTGATTGTCATTGTCATGGTGATATTGTATTAGAAGAAAAACATGCAGACTTTGATACATATTACAGAGAAACATTGGCTGGCATTTTAAAATCGTGCGAGTTAGGAGAATAATTAATGGCAACTACAACTGAAGAACAAGCTCAATTAAGTAGTTTAATTCCTTCTGTCGTATCGTCTACACCTGTAACAACAGCTTATGCTGATGCTAATCAAAGTTATTTAAGTGCAGAAGAAACATTAAAGGCAATTGATTCCAATACAGATAATATAACTAATTCTACCGTAATTAATGTTACTGTTGGAGAAGAAACAACAGCACTTTCAATTGAAAATTCTACCGCAACAAACACTCAAGTTGTCACCGATACAGTAGCGGTAGATTCTCCTTTTCGTGGATATTCTGGTCAAACCAGAACTGTAGAAACAACAGCATTTGTCAACCAAAGAGTTGTTACGGATTCTAAACCAGCTTTAGCTACATTTCCGGGAAGTAATGCGCTTGCTGCAAATAGTCGAGATGTTCCTGTTAGTGGTGTTCCCGATATATCACCATATGCAAGAAGTGGCCGTAATATTATAGGAACAACCACACAGCGAAGAAATCAAAATTTAATACATTCTTGTGATTTTGCAAATGATTTAAAGAAAAGTATTTACCTAAAGAAATTTTTGAAATCTATTGCAAGATGGGTTAGAGAAGGTATTAGAAAAATAATGCAGTTGATGGGTTTTTCTGACGCATCTGGTTCATTTTCATCAATTATTAATGCGCTGAAAAAAATTGCAAAAGAACTTCGATATATAAAAACCGAATACATTGATCCAATTATTGAATTTGAAAAATATGTTATTGCAATTCTAGTTAAAATTAGAGCAATCATTCAATGGATTTTAAGTTTACCTGCTAAAATATTAGCACTACTTGCAGCCTGTCTTTTAAAATTATTAAAATCTTTGGTGCAAATGTTTGTTGATGCATGGAAAGAATCTGGTGCAGAATTAGGACAAACTGCTGATGCTGGAAAAGGTTTTGAAGAATTATCTGCTGCAATAAAAGATGCAGCTAAAGCCGCCGGTGAATTAATAACCGCAGGAACTACCGCTGCAGGTTTGGCAGTAGGTATCGGTGTTTCAGCAACAGTTGGACTAGTCACACCAGTTAGTGAAGCAGAAATAGCAGCTGCAAATAAAACAATCACCAACTATTCAGGTAGTATTCCTTCTGCTTTAGAAGTGCCAAGTGATCCAGACTTTTTGAAGAAATCCACTCCTTAGGAAATAATTATGACAGATGCTGAATTAGAAAAATTACTTGCTGACCATCCATCAACGGCTAACCTTGATGATGTAAGCAAAAAAGAACAAGCTGAAAACCTTACGGAAAATAATGCGTATAAAGAATCTTATGATAAGTTAACTTCGGCATTAAAATCCAACCCATCTCAAAATTTATTTACTGAACCACCTTCGCCTGCGGACCCGGATAATCCTCCATTATATCCATACAATGAAACATGGGATAGTGAATCTGGTCATTCTGTTCAATTAGATGATACGCCAGGCAGAGAAAGAGTTTCTATACAACATGGTAAATCTGGAAACTTTATTGAAATGCATCCAAATGGCGACCAAGTTATAAAAGTTTTTGGTGAAAGTTTTGATATCACCATTGGTAAGAAAAACATTTATGTTACTGGTGCATGTAACATTGTAGTTAATGGTGATTGCAATATGCAAGTCAATGGTGATTTTAATCAAGAAGTTAATGGTGATTATAACCTTGCGGTCAAAGGAAAATATAATCTCAGAGCTGTTGGAAATATGTCTATATCTGGTGATGAAGACATAGGCATTGCAGCAAATGAACAATTTGGCGGCCAATTAAATTTAACTGCATCTGATAGTATAAATTTAGGTTCTGACGTATTTGTACATGGCTCTGTTGCTTGTGATACACTTACTGCTGATTCCCGTGTTAACGCAGGTATGGGCGTCTATGCAGGACCTTATGGATTCACATCATCACTTGGTGGTTTAAGTTTAGGAATACCAACACCGTTTACACCAGTTGCAACTCCTGGTTGTATTAACATTATTGGTTCAATGACAGCATTAGGTTCTGTTAATGCACCAACAGGAAACTTTTTAAAGACAAATATTGCATATGCAAGTATAGGAATATCCGACGCCATTTTGATGACAGACACCATTAACACTTCGATATTTGGCGCTCATTTTCATTTCGCAGCTCACGGACCAACTAGTTCATCAGTTTTATCAATGATTTAAAGGAATATATTATGGCAACATTATTTTCAAAATTAGGTTATAATTATAGCGACCCACACGGAGACATAAATGAATTTTCTGCGGAAACGAAAGAACATTTAGCTAGTGTCCCGCCATTGCTTGAAGATTGGCAATCAGAAGATATTGCTTCTAGTAATGTTGGTGGATACTATCAAAATCCTTTAACCACAATATCAACGACTATTGCTGTAACTGCAAACTTAATTATGAATATTGAAAGTCAAATTCAGATTTATGATAATGCTAATGTTAGTTCTATAATGGCTCGTGTCGCAAACAACGCAAATAATTTGATTTCAACAATGGGTGCCTTTAAAGACCATACAGATAGAATTTCTGGTGTTACAACATATAGTGATTATATCTCAGAAGCTACTCAGGATATTGCACTCACAAAACCATTTAGGGATACTGCCAAGGGATATGCAAAATCTTTAATGTATATTATTTACCAAACAGATGGAATTACTAATACTTCCATAATGTATGGATCACAGACAAGTTTATTCATTGGACCAGAAGCCAATACATATTCTAATACTTTGACAACATATAAAACCACAGTAAATTCAAGTATTTACATTTCAGGTTCAAACACCAAGTCTACATTGACCACAACTCAAGCAAATACAATCAATACTGGTATCAATGAAATGATTACATTTTTTGATACCCGCAGAACGCATGATGAGAATTTTTTTAATAACATGAGAACCATGGTGACTGACTATAAGGCAGTAACACAATTCTCAAATATGGGTGAATCAGAGACGGCTTTAGTTAATAATTATACAGGTTCAAGTAAGATTCTTACCAGAATTAACTCATAAATAGAAGATGGCAACCACAATAACACAAATAGCTACTGGATTTAGTGATTTGGATTTGAATTTTATCATGCATCCGGTCAAAAAAGATATCAACCGTCACACGAATGAGACAGCGGTTGTGAATTCTATTAAGAATCTTATTTTGACCAATCACTATGAAAAACCTTTTCAACCAGATGTTGGTAGTAATGTTCGCAGAATGTTATTTGAAAATATGGACACTATTACTGCAACAACATTACAGAATGAAATTGCACAAACTATTAAAAATTATGAACCTAGGGTCAATATATCAACACTTAATGTATCACCCGATTATGAAAACAATGGGTTCAATGTTTATATGGAATTTTATGTCATTAATAAAACAAATCCAATAACAATTAATTTCTTCCTAGAACGGATTAGATAAAGATGGCTAACGCTCGTTTACAAATTTCAGACCTTGATTTCGACCAAATCAAGGAGAATTTAAAATCGTATTTACAACAACAAACAACCTTTCAAGATTATGATTTTGAAGGTTCTGGCCTTTCTATTCTTTTGGATATTCTTGCCTACAATACACACTACAATTCATATTACTTGAACATGGTTGCTAATGAGGCTTTTTTAGATACTGCTATTTTAAGAGACTCTGTTGTTTCACATGCAAAGACTTTAGGTTATACACCTTATTCAATTACTGCACCAAAAGCAGTAATCAATGTTACTCTTGAAAGTGGTAACACCACACCCGGCATTATTACAATGGGAAGAGGATTTTCATTCAGTTCTTCTGTATTTGATTTTGCTTCATATAATTTTGTTTTATTAGAAGAAGCAGTTGCTACAAAATCCGGTACGGCTTTCTTTTTTGAGAAT